CAACACCGGGCGAAGAACCAATGGTGACGTAAATTCCATTAGCGGTAATCGCACTTGTTCCAGCGCCACTCGCACTAGCGACAGCACCGGCGATCCAAGCACCTTTAGCTGTGCTCGCGCCAATTCCTGCAGCAGAACCAGCGCACCAAATAATTCCAGAACCGATAGCCGAAGCTGAACCAGCTCCAGCCAATATCATACTCGACCAACGAACACCGCCACCGATACCTGAGCTTGCACCAATGCCCGAGGCTGAGCCTACGAGATTCGTTGGAGCAATCGAGCCATTAGCTGATGCTGTACTAACTCCAGCCGAACTCGCAATCGCAACAGTGATACCATGAGCATCAGTAAAGCTAGCACCGATACCAGTTGCGTTTGCAACACTGACAGCGATGCCATAGCCGAAAACAGAAGCTACGCCTATTCCCGCAGCAGAACCAACAGATGGTGAAAATGCGAAACCGTCGGCTTGCGCAACGCCAACGCCGCTCGCACTTGCGACAAAACCGGCGATTCCTCTACCAACAACCGAACTAGCACCAACACTGCTCGCGCTTGCAGCGGCGAAAGTGATCCCGTTAGCGGTAGCTGAGAAAACACCGACACCAGTTGCATTCGCAGTGGCGACGGCAATCTCGCCACTGTAGACAGAGCTTGTGCCTGTTCCAATCGATGACGCTATCGCACTAGCAGAAGCATTAGCAACAATAGAACTCGCGCCGATGCCCGCACTTGATCCTACGCCGCTAACTGTATTCGCAGCAGCAAAACCGGTCGCTGTTGCTGCACCAACAGCCATCGCACTCGCAGCACAACTAACAACTCCACCGCCAGTAAAAGAAGCAGAACCGACAGCGATTGCATTCGCAGTAGTAGGAGTAATCGCACCAGCAAGGACTGCGCTCGCGCCGAGGCCAGTTGCACTTGCGGCGGCATAGGCAGTCTTTGTGCCAATTCCCCATCCAGTGCCAGCGCCGGATGAACTCAGGATACCTGTAGCAATCTCGAGACTAGTAGCTGAAGAAGTACCAAGACCGGTTGCGCTTGCAATAACTTCTACGATATAACTGCTGACAGCTGAACCAACGCCGACACCGACAGCATTGCCTATCGCGCCCGGTAAGCCTCCGGTCGCTTGAGAATCACCGAAACCAGAAGCAGAGGCAGTTGCGGCTGCGATCTCACCACCAGCAACCGAACCTAAACTGCTTCCAGCCGCGCTCCCGACAGTGATGATAATCTCAGCGCTGATAATGGAGCTTGTGCCAAGACCAGTCGCGCTTGCAGAAACGGTAGCGATCTCAGCACTGATAGTATCAGCGGACCCGACACCAGTCGCGCTCGTAGAAACAGTGGCAATTTGACCGCCAATAACCGAACTAGCGCCGACACCAATGGCGCTGCCCGCTGCGCCCGGAGTGCTTCCGCCTGCATTGGCAATGCCGGAGCCGATGGCGGCAGCAGTAGCAGTAGCAATCTCTCCACTAGCGACCGAACTTCCACCAACGCCTGTCGCACTCGCCGTTGCACCAGCGATTATCGTGCTGGTCGCATTTGCAGACGAGATACCAGCGGCCAAACCTTGCGCAGCCGCAATCTCGCCGCCAACGATTGTGCCTAAGCTACTCCCTGCGGCGCTCGCGACTGCCGTTGCGGTCTGACTACTGATGACAGAACTTGAACCGACACCTGCCGCCGAACCATCGCCAGAATTCGTAATCGAAGAAAGTTGGAAAACGCCGCTTTGAAATACCGATGGCTGAAATACGCCAGCCATTTTCTACTTGATCAGTTGCGCTTTCAGTCGCTCAACATCAGCCCGCAGAAGCTCAATGCTCTCGCGAACTTTGTCGAGTTCGTCTGCAACAGACATAACTCTTGGCTTTGGCATTGAGGCTTGCAGAGCTTCCAAAGCAGCTTTATCTTTCTCATCTTGTACCGCTTTTGCAGCAGCTTCACGATTTTGTTTATTCGTATGTAAAGCATCTGCTCGAGCTAAAATCTCATCACCCTCGGGCCACGGCATCGGTCCGCCATCAACAACGTCAGTGCCGATCTTGAGCGTGTGCCGAACGTCTGGCTCATACTGTCGATCAGCAATCCCTTCCGGCAATGCGGGGCATGGCTTGCCCATATCAAGCGCGAAATTTTCTGGCGTCTCGCCGTAGTGTCGTCCATCAGCGGTACGCACCCAAATCATATCTAGCATCTGGTGAACTTGTTGCATTGTGATATCTCAAAGTTTGATCATGATGTTCCATACCGCCGACGGTTGCATCACGTTTGCCGCCGTGCTGCTCCCAGCATTGTTGATGGTCGCACTACCTGGATTGACGGCGACGATCCAGGAGTCAACGCTGTCGCTGTTAATCTGCGAGCCAGAGTACACAGCGGCATTGTGACCATGACTATGTGCCGCTATTTCACCAGCGGCCTGCACATGGCTTTCTTCACCGACATATTGACCCAAGCCGCGAAATGTCAGTCCTGAACCTGTACCTTGAATAACAAGAGCGCGACCACATTGCCGTGTCAGCGCAATCGTCTTATGCGCACCCCAATCCGCTGCTGCACTCGCACCACGACCACCTGAAACCGGCGCATAAGTGTCTGTGATATTTGTCCACAAAAGCGTGAACAGTGCTTGGCAATCTGCATTGGCTCTCGAAGTCGCACTAGATGAAGCATCACCTATGGTGCCGTCATTCATTAAAACCCAACCAACATCTGCGGTCGTTTTGAGCGTCAGCTTTGCGTCGCCGGTAGTCCAAGGAGCAGACGGTATCGCTGCGTCAACATATTGCTTAGTTGCGATACCAAGTGCAGCGGTAGGATTGGCGAGAACTGTAGCAAGACCAGAACTGCGGGCGATTACAAACGGCTGATCAATGAACGTGCCAGCATCATTATATCGACCTACGCCAAAATCGCTGCCGACGTTGCTTCCACTCTCAGCAGCACTATCTCCGATTTGAATATGCCAGCGAGTGTTAGCGCCGTTGATGCCATAGATGACGTTAGTCTGACCGCTCGCGGTCTTTTTAAGTTGAAAAGCCGGATTGCTATAGTTGAGCGTCAACACGCCGGTCATCGTGTCGCCGATCTTTTGGACGAACGGCGCTGATGCGTTCGCTATTTGCTCGACGGCTCCATTCCCAGCGGACGCGCGACCAAGGATGTTGCCGCTATCCATCGTGAAATTATGCTGAGCATTCCACTCGTCCGTTCCGACCGGACTCGTACCGTCATCGGGAACAACGACAACAGTGCTATGCGTGAGCGAGAGTGCCGTCTTAATCTCCTATCAATCGGCCGAGTAATTTCTTAATCATCTGCTTGCGAGCTTCCAGCATTCGCGGCTTGATCACCTCTGGGTCTTTGATACCATCGGCATAGTGATCAAGCACGACATGTTCCATTGCGCCACGTACTTGAACAACAACAGGCTGCATCAGTTTGGATGTGCTACCACATGCGATGCCGACAACATCTACAATTTTTGGAAACATCTGTTCAGCTTTGGGTTTTAGTTTATCCGGCAATCCGGATGGATAACCATGATCAACAAGCCACCGATGAGAATAGGCGCGCGAACGAAGATTGATGTTCTCTGTTTGCGTGCAAGCATGGTGCATAGTGATGCGAGCTTCATGCTCGTTCTTCGGTTGTGGCATCTTGGGCGCAACCACTTCCCACAGCTTGCAGCACGTTACAAGGTCATGTTCCTCTAACGCGCGGCGCATGACCTCATGTGGGTTCATTTTTTGTCTGCTCTACAAGTTTCTTGCGCGCCTCAAGTTGCAAGCGGCGAATCTCATCAGGATCAATGATGCCCGCCTCCATGGCTTTACTCACCGCATCCGCCATTGCCTGTTCTATCTCTCTAGCGCTGACACCTTGAATGCCGCTACTACCGGCAATCCCAGATGCTTCAACTACTTTATCGTTCATGATCTAATCCAGTGTGATGGTTGATGCAGTCGTAAGTCTTGGGATAATGCCCGAAGCACCGATGGCGATGTTGGGCGTCACTGTCCCCGACCACAAGATAGGTGTCGCACCTCCACCGGACTTGCCAGTCGAAAAATTGGTGATTGTAGCTCCGGCTGCACCGCTTGACGGGAAGTCAATATTTGCAGCCGGCGATACACTGCCGCCACCAGCGACTGCTGTCGTCCATCCGGTTGATCTCGCGACGTTGACACGCGCATAGTTGGTATATCCAGCCTCACTGGTTGCTTGCGTACCAGCGTCACCAGGATCAGCGGTATGCAATGCCACAATGATATTGGTCTCCGGCGTGGTAGCGGCGTTCTGCGCGTAGTTCGCCCAAGTCGTTGCGGAGAAGACTAAGTTCAGGATTGCAGCTTCAGTAGTATCAGAGATACTCATCTTTGGTCTCCCTTTAAGGTGAGTGCGTAAGTGCGAACGAGTTCAGCGTGACTGTTTGGAAATTGTTGATGGCGGTCGAGTTTAGAACGATGTCAGTGCCTGATGTGCCAACTGTTAATCCGGTCACCACTATAGTCCCGCCACCATCTTTGATGCGAGCAGCGGCAGCAATCCCAGTCAGCGTAGCAACTCCAGACCGTGGTGCGCCAGCCATGGTAAGCACGCCACCACTTTCAGTGAAGCTCGGTTTTGCTAATTGAAGAACGGCAAGAACTTGCGCCATTCCCACTGTGCCAATCTCAATCATCGCTGGTGAAGGATTAGCATCAATCTGCGCCAATCCCGCATTCATGCGGGCTGACTTAGAGGGCGCGTTCCAGTTAACAGCCATTAAGTGCCTTTCCGCTCTAAGTCATATTGGTCGAAGAGATCACGCAACAGAATCTGTGGACCCTCAGATCCATCACTCATAACCGCAGTCAAGGTGTAGGTTCTACGATCAACTTTGCAGCCAACCCATTCAAGCGCATCTTTTCCTGGCTCTCCGCGATCACCTTTTTGTCCTCGCTCGCCAGGGAGTCCTTTCTCGCCTTTGCGACCAGTAGGACCAACTTGCCAATCGGGGCCAGGACATTTTCCAGGCTTGTCTTTTCTTGCAACGAACCAGCTAGAATCAACAGTGACAACGTCCAACTCCTCGTATTCAAATTTCTCTGAGTATGTACCTTTTATCTTTAGTCCTTGACCAGCCATACCAGCAGCAGCAATTATCTGCCAGTCTTTCGACTTTGTGCTTGGTTCCTTGGCTGTGTCTCGTATCGCTTGCCAAGTTGAGCCGCAGTGTTCAACAACTTGTCCCGTATAGTGCACCTCTTCGGTCCATACCCTGACCATTCCAAGTAATCCTGGAGGCCCGGATTCTCCCCGCTCGCCTTTTTCACCCACTTCTCCACGTAAGCCCGTATCGCCTTTCTGTCCATCAGCACCATTTAATCCAGACTCCCCACGCTCTCCTTGAAAACCTTGCTCACCTCTCTCACCTTGCGATCCCGGTCTGCCGCGTTCACCTTGTGGTCCAGGTTCACCTTTTTCACCACGTTCACCGCGCTCACCTTGCTGGCCAATAGCACCATCTTTGCCTTGATAGCCTCTTTCACCGCGCAAGCCGCGCGCACCTTGCACGCCTTGCTCGCCGGTTTCACCCTTCTCACCATATCCGCCAGGAGGGCCAGGAGGTCCAATCTCACCACGATCACCCTTTTCACCTTGCTCACCATCTAAACCGGGTGCACCTTGCAATCCTTGCAGTCCCTGTTCACCTTGTAATCCGCGTTCGCCTTGTTCACCTCTCTCGCCCTTTTCTCCTTTCTCTCCACGAGGACCAGGTGCACCCTCAATGCTGTTACCATCCAATCCAGGCTCGCCTTGCTCACCGCGATCACCTTTTTCGCCTTGCAATCCTTTCTCGCCTTGCGGTCCAGGCTCGCCTCGTGGTCCAAGATCACCACGCTTACCCTGCAATCCAGGCTCACCTTGCTCACCGCGTGCGCCTTGTGGTCCAGGCTCACCTTGCAAGCCCTTCTCGCCTTGTAGTCCAGACTCGCCGCGCTTGCCCTGTAATCCAGGAGAGCCTTGCTCACCTTGGAAGCCTCTCACGCCTTGCACACCTTGCGGGCCGGGAGGACCGGGTTCTCCAGACCTCCCGTGCTCGCCGGGCTCGCCATCTAATCCTGGTTCTCCGGGAGGACCGGATGCGCCTTCCGGGCCAGGAGGACCGGGCTCGCCTCTCTCACCTGGAGCGCCGTGGGGACCGGGCGGTCCAGGTGGACCCTGTTCACCATCTTGCACGAGTGCCAATCGTGCATCAAGTTTGGCTTCCAGCATAACAATTTGAGCGCGCAAATTCGAAATGATATCACGCGCCTGTAGTTGCATAACCTCCACTTCACGCCGCCATTCGCGGCGCAACTCAGAGATGGCATAACCACCCGCATCGAGCAGTGCTTCAGACAGCAGATCTTGTGCGGTCGAATCTGTTTGCTCGGGTAAGGAGGTTCCTTCTATTAATCTCTCTTCCATCATTCAAGCTCCTCTGCGGCGTGGATCCTTTAGTAGGACCCGGCGCGGGCGGAGCAGGCGGCGACGGCGGTATTTTTAATTGTCCCGGCGGAGTCCCCGCCGGAATGGCCGCTGCCGCTGACAGCGGTACGACCTGTTGTTGCAGACGCGGCTCGTCTCCGTATTTAACGTCGTCTAATCCCTCTTTGTTACGTGCTTCGTTGACCGAAAAGATGCCACCCATCACTCCTTCTTTAAGTGCGGCGATACGATCCTTGAACAGCGAGCGCAACAAAGCTGAAGTATCAAACTCTACATATTCGTCAGGTTGTCCCCACAGATTAAATGTCAAACCCATTGCCTCTTCGATATGATTCAAACAGAATCCTAAACCTGATGCAATCCACTCTTGCATCAGTATTTCAGATGAGCCATGTGGCGCACCACCAATGCCTAGAATCGCCATTGGTACTCTAAACGCCAGCGCAATATCTTGGTCAGTCATTTTCATAAGTTCAGCAACCTGTGCATCTCGCGAGCGCATCTGCACTGGCACTGGCTTCAATCCACCAGTGAGAATAGGCGTGCCACCAGCATTCGGGCCTTTGGTTTGTTCATCCCATCTTTCACGCAATGCCTGAGTTTGATCCTTATCCAACAACAAATCAGTTGACAGCATGAAGCTAGGCCGAGCTTGATTCACAAAGAACGCCAACTGTTGCGCTCTTACTGCATCTGCCGCTGCGATATCCTGTGCTGCTGCTAGTATGGGTGATTCACCAATCAGCGGATAAGCATAGCGTTGCATATTCGTGTGAAGCCGAATGTGCAGCACATCACGCTGAGGTATAAGCCCGCCAAAGCCTCCTATTCGATTTTCAATAATCCAATTTCCACCAAGCTGATAAAAGATAGAACCATCTGGCGCAATCTGCGGCCAACTCAAACGTGGATCCATCAAATGTAATTCATCAATTTCGTATCTATCATTGCGCAGACAAAACGCATAGGCATTGCCATCGAGATAAAGATGGCGTGTTGCATTCAGCATGAAATCACTGATGCTTTGATAATCATTCGGCTGTCGCAATACACGTGAAAGCGCCGAAGTAGTCACGCGATCTCGACCTCCTTTATCATTCGCACGCCAATGATCACCAGGACACATGGCCACGGTTTGCGCATAAGCACTGACACAAGCTTCCACTATCGCCGAACTTCCACTGCCGAATGGCAATACATTGTATCCACGCTGCCACCAATTCCATGATGCACCAACATCAGCAGGCAACCATCCGCCAGTCACTGGCAACTTATATGGTCCTGGTCGTGCGGCTCCTTCAACGGCTGTTGGAATAACAGCCTTGCCGACCATCTTATTAAAGACACGAGTTAGTGCATTAGCCATTTATCTTCCCGAACGCACTACGCCAGTCACCCGGCGATTCTTGTTGACACAGTTTCATTCCTGGATACCATACATTTCCATTGAGCCATCGCCAAGTGGCGGCAAACGGGAGAAGTGCGAAAGTGGCAGGATGCCCGATTGCTCCGGCAATATGCAAGGCGGCTGTATCGACAGACACAACTCGATCCATGCAAGATATGATCGCGCAGACATCAGCAAAATCGCTGATACCCAATGTGTGTATGCCTCTAACATTTGCTTCCTCCTGCTCTTGGATTTGCAGGCTGTAGAGTTCTCCATCAAATGGCAACAACTCAAGAAACTTATCAAGCGATATCTCACGTCGTGCATTAGGATGTTCGTGTTTACTGCCTAGCTTGACTGACCATGCGATGCCAATCCGCTGTCGTTGGCCGTGGCCATACCTATCTATTCGCCGCATCCACTTACTACGAAGAATAGGTTCAGATCGAAGATAAGGTGGAGGTGGAACAGTTTTCACATCTACTTGCAAGACTTCCATCAAATCAAACAATGTGCACGCATATCTAAACTGTTTCTCATCAATCTCATCATCAATAACCGGCGCAAGCTGACTAGCAAGGCAAGAGAGAGGCGATGGCATCTCCAATCCAACAAGACCTACTCTTTCTTTAACCATCGGCACATAACGCATGAGCTGAATGCCGTCACCATATCCAGCTTCATGCAGAAGCAAGACAGGTGCATTCTCGCCACGCCATGGAGGCATAGTTTTCAGCAAACGCATTCCACGCGGGCTCAGCTCATTACGGAAAATAATTCTACATGCTCCATAATCAGCGAAGCCCTCTTGGTATCGGCCTAGCGCCAGCAGTGCCAATGCTCTATCCCATCTAGCATAGGGAGCTTCACGTATCGCCAATGCTTGATCAAATTCAACAAGTGCCGTATGAAAATCATTATTGTTGAACGCTTCCACACCTTGATAAATGTGCAGTGTGTGGATATCTGGTTCTAAGTTTGCCTGAACGCCAGCCATGTTCCAGCAACAATTTTGATTGGCCAGCCTTCACCATAGAGTCTCTCAAGAACTCGTGTCACTTCAACCGCGCCATTGAAAGCGTCATGCCAGATAATGACTCCGCCCGGCTTGACTATGGTGCGTGCTAGCATACTGTCATGCCACACGACACGCTCGCTATGATCACCATCAATAAATGCAGCATCAACCGATGGTAAGTCATCCACACCAAGATCTAGCGAACCGCGCTCCCGGACAATGATATCGAAGCGAGGATCACTGGCGGCAAGATGACCGGGCATAGGCACCATCTCTGCTCGCTGATGATCCAGTTCAGGAACGTAGGACATGGGCACGTCGATACCTACATAGCGATGTAGCGTTTGGACGTTATGCAACAACACTTTCGCAGTTCTTCCATCACGACACCCAAACTCAACAACTGATTCAGCCTCAACTCCACGAATTAATGAAGCAATAATCTCCATCTCACCATCGTTGAGATAACTGCGATGGAGACCAAGCCAATTAATCGGCCAGATCTCCATCTCAGATTTTTGAACAACCGGGATCACGACGATGATCTTGACGGCGTGGCTCTCGGCTGCGTAGTCCGCTCAGCATGAGTTTGTCGAGTTTGGTACTCATGCTTCTTGCGAGCTTCCTCAGTTGCTTGGATGAATGGATCCGGCCCGCTACCATCATCAGATAGCGTAACTTCCTCACCCAAAGCAATCTTATTAAGCTCTTCTTGGGTCGGCGTTGGACGTCCTGCCATTAAAACCTCCTATGGCTCAGGTTCCTAGCGGGTTAACGCAACCCGCTAGGAAAAGTTGCTTACCAAGTGACGCCGGAAACCCAAGCGACCATGTTCGGGCGACGCAGCGCCCAATTCATCGGCCAAATGAGCCGCAGCGCCATGCTGTCGGTCTGCCACATCGACTTCACAGGAGTTGCCGGCGAAGGCGTACCACCAGTGATATCTGTCGGTGCGGTATCCTCCATGTGGAGCGTGGCCTGATCGCTGACTTCGAAACGCGGAGTTTCGCTGCCAACACTGACAAAGTCCGCGGCATCGAGTGCGAGCACCGTGCCAAGCGGCACCGTGCCAGAATCGATAATCGCGGCACCACGCAGCTTGCCCGCTGCCACTTCATCCGCGAACGGGAACAACCCGGTCGCAGCATTCGGCGGCTGGATCAAGCTGATGCTCAGAATTTGCTGCGGATTCATAATGAACACCATCTTGCGGATGTGTCCCTGAGTCGCAGTGAGCAACGCGCCGGTGAGCTGCTTGATGT